TCGAGGCGCAGGAGGCGGCGGACCTTTACGGCGACGAATCGCCGCGTCGCATCTTCAAGCAGAAGCGGCTTGCCCTGGCGTGGAGCGAGGAAGGCGGGACGATGGTGGCTGACGCCAAGGCGAGCGACTACCGTCTTGGAGATCCGTGGGAAGACGAGGCGCGGCTCGATGCCCGGGCGAGGTTCACGAAGGACCCGAGCGGGTTGGCGTTCCGCACGATGGGCGTCGACGTCCAGCGCGGTCACTTCTGGGTCACGGTCCGCCGTTGGTCCCGCTCCGGGCATAGCCGCCTGATGGCGTTCGAGAAGGTCGAGACGTGGTCCGGCCTCGACGACCTCGCCAAGCGCTGCGGAGTCCACAAGGCGCTCGTCATGGTCGACTCGGGCGACAACACCCAGACCGTCTACGCCGAGTGCTGCCGCCGTGGCTGGAAGGCGTCCAAGGGTTCCGGCTCCGAGGACTTCGCGGTCACATCTGGCGACGGACGCACGACCCGTCGTTTCTACTCCGATCCGCAGGCCATCATCGTCCCAGGACAACCGCACCGGGTATCCCTCATCGTCTTCTCGGCGATGGCGGCCAAGGACCTCCTGCACGGACTACGCACGCGCAAGGTGCATACCTACCCGCGGGACGCCTCCGAGGACTACGTCAAGCAGCTGAACTCCGAGGTCCGCGTGAAGGACAAGCGGACGGGCAAACCGATGTGGATACTCCCTCAAGGCGTCCAGGACAACCACGCGCTCGACTGCGAAATCCTAGCCATGCTGGTCGCCGTCCGCTGGGGCGTCGTCGGCAGGGAGGCCACGGCGACGGAGGCCGAAGCACCCAATGGTTGACCTTCCATCCAAGGTCGTAAGGCTTCATACAGGAGTGGCCGAGGGGGGCGTTGGGAACGGACAATGGCTTGGACGTTTGGATCATCCCCTCGGCGCTCCTCCCCCTTTACCCCGCAGCCAAGGTTAAGACCATGGCAACGGGCATTTTCATCGGCCTCACCGAGGACCAACTTCTGGCAATCCGCGACAAGGCCGTCAGCGCCATCACGCAAGGTCTGGTGATGACTTCCTACTCGGACAGCGGCTCGTCCGCGTCGAAGCAATGGGCCATGCCCCCCAAGGAGATGCTGTCGGAGGCCCAGTATGCCCTCGGCATCCTCGACCCTGAGCAGTACCCGGGCAGCGTCCGTTCCACGGTCCTCAAGACCAACTGGAACAACCCGATCCGCCAGTAATCCCTTATGCCTCCCCGCAAGAAGTCGACGGCCCGCAAGGCCGCCACGCCCAAGCCCCAAGCCGATGCCGGCGGCTGGCAGAGCGTAGGCATCACCCGCCTGCGTCTTTCGCAGTACGGAGCCCAGCCCCGCGACTTACGCCGCGACCTCTCGTCCTTCGACCGATTGGCGATGGTCAAGAAGTGCCGCTGGGCCGAGCGCAACAGCGGTCTCTTCAAGCAGATCCTGAACGACCTCTGCCTCTACACGGTCGGCGACGGCATCAAGCCCCAGAGCCACGCCACCGACCCGGTCGTCCGCGAGGCCTACAACGATTACTTCGAGGAATGGTCCAAGAAGTGCGACATCACGGGCCGCTTCAACTTCGACCAGGTGCAGAACATCCTGCTCCGCGGCATGGTCCGTGACGGCGACTCATTCGCCCTAAAGACCCGCAACGGCCTGAACGTCCCCAAGCTGCAGGTGATGGAAGCCCACCGCGTCGGCGACCCTCTTTCCCCGGACATCCCTGTCCCTGGGATGCATGACGGCGTTATGTTCGGACCTTACGGCGAACTCGCCGGGTTCAACGTCTACCGCTCCGACGGTTCCAGCCGCTTCATCATCTCCAACGCGGTGATGCACGTCGTCGACCACGAGTACGCCAGCGGCGCGCGTGGCGTCCCGCTCCTGCAGCACAGCATCAACTCCATCCAGGACGAGATGGACATCATCGAGCTCGAGAAGCTCGCGGTGAAGGACAACGCGGACGTGACCCGCGTGATCAAGAAGACGGGCGGTTTCATCCCGGGCGACATGAAGCGAGAACTCGGCGGTTCCGCTCCGTCGAATCTCGGCTATCAGTACGCCTCGATGGGAGGAAAAATCATCGCCCTCGAACCCGGCGAAGAGTTCCAGTCTTTCCAGAGCAACCGTCCTTCGCCCGCCTTCACGGGTTTCCTCGCCGCCCTCGAGCGCGACATCGCCCAAGGCGTCCTGCCCTACGAGTTCGTCGGCGACCCGACCAAGGCCGGTTCCGCCTCCATCCGACTCATCTCCGCCAAGGCTGGCCGGGTCTTCGGAAAGTACCAGTCGGTCATCATCAATACGCTCTGCAATCCGACGTGGGGCTACGTCATCGGACAGGCCATCGCCAACGGCGAACTCCCCGACGACCCCGAATGGAACTGCGTCTCCTGGACGACCCCGAAGAGCGTCACCGTCGACGCGGGCCGTGATGCGGCCAACGATCGCGAGGACCTCAAGCTCGGCCTGCTGTCCTTCTCCGAGGTCTTCAGCCAGCGCGGCATGAACTTCGAGGAGGAAGCCGAAATCAAAGCCCAGAACGTCCGCTACCTCCTAGACCTCTCCAAGACCTACGGCGTGCCCTTCGAGACCCTGTCCAATCTCCTCGTCAACACGCCGCCGGGCACCGTCCAGCAGGCGAGCACCGCCCCGCAGCCCGACGCCGAAACCGAGACCTCTTCCTAAAATGCGCTTCCTATCCAACGGACTTTCCGGCCGCGAGGCCCTGCTCATCGACCCGGCCCGCGCCGAGGACCATCGCGCCATGGCCGAGAAGTTTGGCCTGACCGATATGCTCGCGAAGCTCTTCGGCGAAACGCCCAAGGCCTACATCGCCGAGGACGGCACGGGCGTCATCCCGGTCGCCGGCGTCATCGGGAAGAACCTCGCCCCCATCGAGAAGATGACGGGCGGTTGCGACGTGGCCGACGTGGCCGACGCCATCGACGCGATGTCGCAGGACCCCCAATGCAAGCGCATCGCCTTCGCCATCTCCTCCCCTGGCGGCACGGTCACGGGCGTCGAGGAACTCGCCAACAAGGTCCGCAACATCAGCAAGCCCACGATGGCATACACCGATACCGAGATGGCCTCCGCTGCCTATTGGATCGGCAGCGCCGCCGACAAGGTCGTGGCCTCCCCTTCCGCCACGGTCGGCTCCATCGGCGTCTACATGGCTATCCCTGACTACTCCGAAGCCGCGCGCGCCCAAGGTATCAAGATGGTCGTCGTGAAGTCGGGCAAGCACAAGGCCATCGGCGTCCCAGGCACCGAAATCACCGCCGAGCAGCAGGCCCACCTGCAGGAGTCCGTGGACACCATCCACGCCGACTTCAAGGCCGCCGTGAACCAGACCCGTTCCCGCGTGCAGGCCTCCGACATGGAAGGCCAATCCTTCTCTGGCAAGCAGGCCGCCGCCAAGGGCCTCGTCACGGGCCTCGCGGACTCCTTCTCGGAAGCCGTCCAGGCATGGGCCGACAACAGCGTCGCCCCCGCTCCCGCCGTTCCCGCCAAGAAGAAGAACTGAGCCATGCCCCGCTTCATCACCGACATCGACGGCACCATCCTCGACTCCAGCGGACAGGCCATCGACCGCGTCGTCGACTACATCGAGGAGAACGCCAAGGAGGTCATCGTCCTCACGAACCGCCCGGAGTCCGAGCGCGCCGATACGGAAGCCGCCTTGGACGCCATCCTGTTCGAGTACGACGAGCTGATCATGAACGGCACGGACAAGCCTGCCCCCGAGTTCAAGGCCGCCGAGGTCAAGAAACTCCTGGAGGCCGGGAAGCGCGTCGACCTCTTCATCGACAACAACCCCGACAACCGAGACTCCGTCCGCGCGCTGGGCGTCGAAGTGCTCGACCCCGCCGACATCTCCGAGCCGTCCGACGCCTCCGAAGAGGAGGACGACGCCATGGAAGGCCCGGGTGCGGTTGACCGTTTCCCCAAGATTAAGATGACCCTCGAAGAACAGCTTAACACCGCCGAGATGCTCGCGCAGGCCCTCACCGCCGAACGCGACGACCTCCGCGCCACCGTCGAGAAGCTCACCGTCGGTTCCGCCGACGAACTCGCCGCCGCCAAGGCCGACGCCTCCGCGAAGGAAGCCAAGGTCAACGAGCTCACCATCGCCCTCGAAGCCGCCGCCAAGGAAGCCGAAGCCCTCAAGGCCAAGGTAGCCGAGCTCGAAGCGGGCAAGGTCAGCGCCTCCAAGGAAGCCGCCAAGATCGCGGCCTCCGTCGGCGTTGAGCCCACGGCCATCATCCCCGGCTCGGACAACGCCGCCGTCAAGCGCGACGTGCTCGCCGAGTTCGAGGCCATCACCGACCCGAAGGCCAAGAACGAGTTCTTCAAGGCCAACGCGCAGGCCATCTACGCGTCCATCAAGGTCTAATCATTTCCCCCTAATCTCCCTAACTAACTACTATGGCTAACTCCATCGCTGCTGCCCCTAGCGTCCTCGCTCAGGGCGT